ATCATCGGAATAATAGTTTTGTTTATTATAATGGGACTTTTATTTACCTGGATCCACTTTGATAAAAAGAGAAGATGGCCAGAATTAGAACAGAGAACTTATCAGCAAGAGCTAGAAGCAGAAAAAAAACTTAGAAAAGAAAAGATTCTTGAAGCGATCCGGTATCTTGATGAAAAGAATTACGAACAAAACAGAAAACTAATAACACCAAATGAAGAAAAATAGATACACATTTTTAGAATGGGTATTTGATAGGGTTGGTTTTGGCAAGTTTATTTTAATATTGTACATATTCCTTCTTCTCGTTGCAGCGGGAGTACTAGGTATAGTAGCCTTATTCACTGGGGAATAATGTCAAATAAGATTGTTTGGTATGTTGTAGCAGCTGTTGCTATAGCTATTCCTATAGTGCCTGACAAATATAAGATCAGTATTAACGTCTCTCCGCCAACATCTACTCAACCAAAAACAACAAACAAGAATCCAATAGTAGCTTCTTGTACTCTTGTACGGGAATCTACTACGCCTCAAGGAATGCACGTATGCGAGTACAAGTGTGAGGGATCGACATCCTCACTTTATAAAACCTCGATGACCAATAATTATGTTTGTGAGAAGAAAATTAAAGAGCGTATACGACCTGGTAAGTAGATTAGTTTTTACGACCAATGTTGTATTTGGTTACTAGCTCCCACTCATCTTTTTCTTTGAACGGGATGATCTTTATCTGTGACATGGGAGCGACAGGCTCTTTACTCTTTTGAGTATCAACGAGAGTAACAAGACCCCACTCTGCAATCAAGTTGGCTATTGTATTTCTACGACCTATATCTTCCTCTGAGAAGTTAGAGGGCTTACCATCTAAACCAAACAACTCTTTAAAGTGAACAATGTAATATAAACCTTGCTTATGAAGAATGTGACATGACTGAAACAGTCGCTGTTCTTTTTTTGATGCAACACCAATCCTTGTAAGCGTCTCTCTTACTTTGAGAAAATCTTCATCAATCTTGAGTTTCACCTCTACTAGCGATTCGAGTTTGGTCATTGTCTTCACCACGTTGTAATTTTTGTTTTATGTAGTGTATGTTGTCCGACGAAAGTATAGTCAGTGCTTGAGTTGCTTTTTCTGTGCTGTAACCATAAAATTGTTTAACTGCCGCAACATCTTCTATATTTTCACGTTTCACCCACTTTGCAAACCTTTTTGCAGGTCGAATAGTATTTAGAAGATAGTGGTATTGGAGTTTATTATCAATACTAACCTTGTTCATCTCATTGGCATAGAGAATAGTATCAGCAAAGTACGACAGAGATTTATTGACGACAAACGGGACGTAATCCGATTCTAAAGCACCATCCTTCAACAAATCTTGCTTGTTGTGCGTGACGCTGTTAATAAAGTCAAATGGACTCATATACAATATCTCTTATAATAATTTTATCGCAGTTGTCAAATGCGTACATTATAACGCTAGCAGCAGATTGAATATCCATCTTCTTGCCTTCAACTCGATCGCCCATATCGCTTTCAAATGTTCCCGGTCTCACATTCATAATAGCCGGCCAGCGGCCAAGTGGTTGCAGTTGTCTACATTGTTCGTCCAACGCTATCTTATGAATTGCATAGGGATGCTGACGGTGCTTCTGATGGTATGAGGAGTCGCTGCCTATATTGATAATGTACTTGTACGATTTCTTACACCACATAGCAAATACACGGTTAAGAAGATCAACTTGTGCAAACCCTGAATATGCATTATTGATAAAAACATCACACTCTGATACTTGTTCAACTATATTGATTCGGTCAGCCTCTTTGCTTATGTCAAAACCATTTTCCCGAGAAAATCCTACAACCGAATGTCCTCTCATATCAAAACATCTCAGAAGCTCTGCGCCCAACCCTCTCGTATGTCCCGTAATAGCAACCTTCACGTTAGCATCCTTATAAGGCCAATGGTATCAATAGATGTGAGCAGGATGTAGTTAGCCAGCATGCCAAAAGATTTCCTAGACCAAGAAGCCCAAGCATACAGGGCACAACCAGTAATCCAAATAGGATAGAGAGCCAAAAGAGGTGGGGTTGGGACTGTGGCAGCCATAGTAACCGAGCAACCAATGCTGATAGCCCAAGCAAGCAACTCAATAGCAAACCGAATTCGGTTAGACTTATAATCATCTCTTATCCATTCAAACGTTGGTCTTAATAAAGTTAACATTACCAGTGCCTTATTACGCCTGCTACAATAACAAAGTTGGTTATCAAGTATACTAAAATAATAACGGTACGGACAACAGCAATCTTATCAGCAACATGATCGTTTTCATGAGCTTTCTTTCCCAATGCCTTAGCCCATATTGACCAGTAATATTTCAAGTATGCTTGTAACCTATATCTCATTTGAATGAGCACTCCACCATAACTTCCGTCATACAAGCAGCAATGTTAATCTCTTGATCAGCAACAAATGCAGCCTGGTATTGATACTTGGCTAGAATGAGAACTAACTGAGCTGCTGAGGAGGGATCCATTAGCTCAAACGTCTGGTCATAAAACTTCCTAAAGAATGTGGCAGGATCAACATCAGCATTCTCACCAACCCACTTACGGACATTAGAAAACTCTTTATTCTTTAGATATCCTATCAGATGTTTAAATGATTCCTCTTGCAAGTCCGAAAGGATACCAACATCAATCTTACCCGACGCAGCATAGCGCTGCAACTCATTGAGAACACGTCTCCAATCGGGAAAGTGCTTTGTTATAACATTGGCAACAGCTTTAGGATCATACTCGACTCCCTCTTTTGTAAGGACACCACATACTCGTTTAAAGAACAGAGCAGCTAGCTGAGACTTCTCTTCTTTAGGAATTACAAAGTCAATAACACTCATTCGAGACCAGAGAGGCTCAATCAGCTTGTTCTTAAAATTACAAGTAAGAATAAACCCACAGTTCTTACTAAACTGTTCAATGAATCCACGCAATGCAGGCTGTGTACTGTTAGCGTTTAAGTAATCAGCCTCATCTAAAATAACATACTTACGTCCACCTGTAAAACTAACAGTAGAGGCAAAATTAAGAATATCATTGCGTAGAGTATCAATATTACCATGTAGACTACCATTGATAAGGATATAATCAGCACTGAGCTGATCAAGCATAGCGCGAGCCACAGTGGTTTTACCAACACCAGCACGACCAGTAAGCAAAAGATTAGGAACAGTATCATCGTTAACAAACTGTTGGAATACCGTCTTTAGCTGCTGAGGAAGAATGGTATCCGCAATTGTGTGTGGGCGGTATTTCTCCACCCAAAGAAAATCTTCTCTCATATTGTTTAGTTGCTAAAGGTTGAATGATTTGAATCCGCCATTATCCAATATTCTACATCACTTCCTTTAAAATGGGAAATATTCTTTGAAGAGATTTCCACATCATAGTCGCCAGGCAATATCTTAATGTTCTCTGCTTTAAAGGCAAACTTAAATGAGTGATTGCTCATACCAACATCGATCTTAAAGGTATCACTTGTTGGGTCTGATGGCTTACCAACACCGATTGTTACATTCTCTCCATTACCCTCGACAATAATATGAGTCGATTGTAATGCGCCTAATGCTCTCATTGCTGATTGTAAGTTATCTGATGTCAGTTTAAAAGCAATCTCAGGCTCCGATACGTTTGGTGTTTTTGATGGAGGAGCAACAATCAATTCTGGATCAGCAAACGTATATGCTACTTTCTGGTGTCCTTGACTGATCAATACTTTGGTGTCGTCATATTCAATTTCAGGTTCATTGAATAATGATAGTACACCAAGGAATCGTGACAGATCAAAGATAGCAAACTCTTTTGGAAAGCTCTCTCCAATTGTCGTTCTTGCTAAAATGTTTCTCTGTGGCCCGATGGTAGTTTGTACGCTACCTTCGCGAAACAGCATCGATGGATTAATCATAGCAAAGTTTTTCAATATCTGCATCGTGCGGTTTTCAAGTTTCATTTTACTTTTCCTTTTTTCTCAACATACCAGCATCAGCAGTTGCTGGTGCACCAATAGCAGCAAGATCTGCCAAACTACCACCGAAGATATAACTACCAACGTGATTCATACTCATCCAAGGACACAGCCATACTTTCATATTAGCTTTGTCGACATTGTAACAGAACATGTAGTCCTCTGACAGATAACGCTTACTTACTGGATCGATGATACAATCAAAGTATGCATGAATCTCTCGTGAACCATCGAACGCCTCTGTACGAACGTGGTCTGGTTTGTATGATAGCTCAGGGAACTTTTCTTTGTATACATCAAACGTTTTACGACGAATCATCATAAAACCTGTACCCATTTCCATTACCTCAACAGGTTGTCCAATAGGAATTTCTTTCATTCCACCTTTAGGATTGAAAACGTAATCACCAACAAACTTTTCTAGCTTACTAGGATCCTCATCGGCAAATCCTTTATCAACAGCAATCTTAATCTTTTCCCAGCTGATACACTTTTTAGGATATGGACCACCAATAACATCGTAATCACTTTCTTCCGTCTGTAAGGCAAGAAGTGCGATAACGTCTTGAGGATTGAAGCCAATGTCACTATCAATGAACATAAGGTGTGTTGCATCGCTACGCAAGAATTCATCAACACAGTAGTTACGTGCACGTGTGATCAATGATTCGTTGAACAAGTAATATAGCTGCAAAGGAATCTGATACTTAGCGCAGATTGCAGCAAGATCAGCAACAGAGCGAGCGTACATACCAGCACACTGGCCACCATACATTGGTGTAGCAAGGAAAAGTTTCTTTGTTTGTAATTCAGATACGGGTACTTTAATTTCAAATGACATATCAATCTTTCTTTTTAGTAGTGCCAAATGGTCGGCCGGGTTTACGTTTTTCTTGTTCTGGTGGCTTCTCAACAGCCAACTCTTCTGCAATAGGAATACCCAACTGCTTCAGAGCTTGTTGTTGGGCATATGCTTCTTGTTGGTATTTCAGATCATGTTGTTTGTTTTTACCATACGATCCATCATAGCTATGTAATGCCTCAGCATTGAATGATAGGTACTGGCCGATACGCGTACCTTTTTGAATACGCATTGGTCCGCATGTAACGTGCATTACACCAGCCATTACACCATCATAGCCTGTATCGTAAAGACCAGATGTTAAGAACACACCGTTACGGTTAAGAGTAGACCGTGTAATGACCCAACCAGCCTCACCCTCTCCGACTACAATCATATTCTCCATAACGACCTCGTAGTGGCCTTCAGGAAGATTGAAGTATCCTAATGGATCAGGTTTCATTTCATAAGATCCGCGGTGGACCTTTTCTTTCTCGTCAATCTTGAATGTAGATTGAGACATCTTAAATACTTTACCTAGACGCAAGTCAACTGCATTAGGTTGTACATCACCTTCCTTGACATTTGTTAACGATGAACGACTGTTAGGTCCCATAATATGTTTCATTGCCACTCCTTCATTATACTATCCATAATACATCTAATTCTTTGCTTCAAATAATCTATATCACCATCATTCATAAGCACCTTGTCGACTAAGTGATCGTCAAAGGCTCTTTCTGTAATATGACCATCATATTGATATTGAGGTCTAATTATCTTTATGATCTTTGCTCCAAGGCCTTTCAACACACTATACTCATTATCAAAGCGTAGATCAGTTACAACCCACAAATCAGAAGGTAAGTGTCTAATCTCATTGACAACATAATTAGTGAACTGCTTCTCATCAAAACGACGCATCAGCATACCAATCTCTCGAACTATCCGTCTTCCAGCAACAACACGGGAAACAGACTCATCGATGTTGAAGTAAGATGATGTCCGTTTAAAAGCATCATACTGATCATTGTCTGTAGAGTCCAAATCAAAGATATGCTGTACTTCTTTTTTAATAGGATCAGCAAATGCAATTGTATGTACGTTGTACTTAAAGTACATCTCTTTAATTAACTGACCAACAGTATCCTTACCAGATCCCTTTGGTCCGGTGAGAGCAATAATCTTCAAACTCATTTCTTCCTACTTAAACCATCGATGTAGTTAATGTTACTAAACACATTAGCTATATTATGCGACTGTAGGTGAGAAAAGTCAACTTCTTTTTCGAATTTACCATTCATCAAACCAGTAGGCGAGTCATCAAACAGTACATCGTTGATACCAGCCCATACTGCAGCACTTGAATCCCACGAGAAGATATACCTGTGGTATTCACGTAACAAGTCAATCTCTTTAGGACCATCAACCATTCCCAAGCAATGAAAACGCTTATCAGCCAAAGGACCAAGTAGGTTACGTTTCTCAAGCTCTCTAAAAATATTCAAACGAGACAGGTAACGTTGCATTTTGTATGCATCACTACGCTTACCACCTTCAAACGTCGACTCATCAACACCACAAGCAATGGGTGCACCAAGAATTGATAGCCCAATTATATCAATCGATTCGTGGTTCAATCCCCACTCGATGCAATTGATATAGTCACTCATATCACCAAGATTACTTTGCGGAACAAAGAATGTATCAAACCCTGCAGCTTTAAATTCAGGAATCAACCTCTTAGCTGCATCTGTTGTACGTTGCGAGTGTTGCTTTGGGTAGTCAGAGAGAACAATACAATCTGCTTTACATGCGGTACCCATTTCAATCAGCTTATCCGATTCATACATATCGCGACCGAGCTTAAACATCTCAAAAGCACTGTTGTCCATAATCTTATACTTACCGTCATCAAGATTAGCATAGTACTCACAGTACTCTGGATCTTCTTCAACGAGATGAGCTAACAACAAGTGAGCACCATTCGTATTGGTATATCTTTGTAGATAGGGTGTGGGGGAGATGTGACAAAAATTAAGCATTATAAATTTTCCAACTAATTTCATCTTTACTGGGGAAGTACATGCGACATCCGTTTTCACCATCTTCTGAAACTTCAATCACGTAATCACGGCCAGGCCATTTTTCAATTACTTTATTATATAGATCTTTAGACATCATTTCACACGACTTATAGTCTAAAGAAAGTGTACCATTTGCATACCAGCTCTCAAGCCAACGCTTTAACTGAATAAACTCAACATCCCTGTCATCATGAAATACTTCCATCTCTACTCTAAAATGAAAGATATGTCTATGAGGTGCTGCAAGAAAACTAACATCTAGCCAGTCACCTGTTGCAAGTGTTGGATCTGTAGCAGCTGCTGGGTATTTGTGAATACCTTCTTTCTGAAACGTCACCCAAATAAAACTTTTACTGTCCATCAAATAACTCCCAATGATTTGAAATAAACCTGAACGAAGCGGTTATCCTTACTCTGTCTGTCTCGTTCACAACCGCATGTAGTATATCATATCTAATAGCGGTTGGCAAGTTAATTCTGATTCTATGTGTTTCTACAACATCACTGTACTTGTATTTTTTGTATGGCAGACCATTAGGTAATTTTACAAGCTCAGGTGTAGCATCGTTCTTTTCCTCATAAAATGCTGTGAATGTTTCTTCGCAATTAAACACAGGCCAGTTGATTGCAATCTTTTGATCTGGACTGGGCATTACATCAGTGTGAGGAAAGTTAGGAGCAACGCTTGCTGGCAACACTCTTATAACAGCCATTGAATGGAAGTCAGTCAAGCTATGACGAACGAATAAATCTTTCAGGCTAGGTATTGCTTCATATACACGTGCGGCACCTATTGGATTGAAGAATGTACCCTTTTCAATAAGCCCTGTCGATTGAATAAACCGTTGAAGTTCTTTTGTATAACCTCCAAGCGGTTCATTCCAATCTAGATGCTTAAAAGGTATCATTTCATGCGTGCTGAGTTTAGGAACTCGCGACGTAACTCTGAATTGATTGTTGAGAAAGCACCACGCGTAGCCAATGTCATTGTCGATGATGTAACGTCTTGGATTCCTCGCGATTTAACACAATAGTGGACTCCTTCAATGTACACAGCGACATCCTCAGAGCCAGTAATAAACATAATTGTTTCTGCAATCTGCTCTGTTAAACGTTCTTGTACTTGAGGACGCTTCGAGAAGAATTGAACAATGCGGTTCAGCTTAGACAAACCAAGAATAGTCTTCTTTGGAATATAAGCAACAGTAGCTCTACCATCAATTACCACAAAATGGTGTTCACAGTTAGATTGAACGTTGATGTTGCGCTCAAGAACAAAACTATTGTTCTCCCCCATCTTATTTTCAATCTTTGTACACTTAGGAAAGTTATCATAGTTTAAACCAAGAAAGATCTCACGAGTATACATCTTGGCAACACGGTTAGGAGTATCGATAAGAGAATCATCAGTAAGATCCAATCCCAACTCTTCCATAATTGCAGTAAAGTGCTTTGCAATATTTTTAATCTTTTTCTCTTCTTTTGCCTGAACTTGTTCATAGTTCATTGGCGTCTCAAGACCAACTTTCAAAAGATGTTCGTGCACTGTCGCACCTAAAACTGCATCCGTCTTTTCCATAAAGGCTCCTTGTAAAGGTTTAAGTGTACACCAAATGTTTATTAGTGTCAAGTATTTTTGTCTGTTCGACCAGACGTTCTATTGTTGATAAGATTTGTGTTGCGTCTGGATGACTGAACAACTCTTTGTATTGATTCTCTCTGTAATATAAATCTTCATACCACAGTATTTCTTTTTCATATCTTGTACAATATGCATAAAGGGTATATCCATTTTCAATAGTGAATGTCAGATACGTTTGAATTAAATCTAAACTCATCCTTCCTTGTCTGTTCTTAATCCAGAAATTACAAACAGAGTGCAGCCATTGTTTAATGTTACGACGAGCAACAAACCAATCTGCTTGATGAAATAACCAATGACTGTTTGAACCATTAACAAGAATTATAAACTTATCAGTGATTGGGTTTGCACTTATATCAAAAAGTTCTTTTATTGAAAGGATAGGCTGGCAAGGTAGCTCGTGATATTTGTTTTTCCACGTTGGTCTAAATTGAAAAGGTTCAGTGTTTCCTGGTACCACTTCATTTAAGAATGGTACACCAAGCTCTTTTGCTTTATCGTAACCAAATACAGTACCACCAGAACGTGGAGTCGCACATACTATCATTTTTTTGCCGGCTTAGGAGGAAAGTCAGGAAATGCACCCCATGGCTGTCTCAATTCATCAGATACATCATCAGGACCACCTTGATCTACCCACATCTTTGAAATAACTCTTGTTGAGTTACCATTAACTATGTTATACCGAACAAGGTACTCTTCATAATCATAGGTACCATCAGGTACCCACTTGAATTGTTGAAACGTTGTCACTCTATACCCAGGTCTTTTCGAATCTTTGTGGCACTTATATCTGTAACACTCTTATCAAAGCTCTCTTGTTCAATTTTGTATCCAACATCACGGCCATATGTAATATTGATAATGTTAGGAACAACTTGAATAATATACTGTCCTTGATAGAGAGGATCAAGATCTCTTTTAATAAAGGCCTCGACCTTTGCAATCTCAAAGGGATTACTATCTTGCCAACCTTGACAATCACGAAT